GGCTATTGAGTGGGGGCAGGTCGTGACCATGGACGGAATCGCGCATGATGTGGCCCGCTGGGATATGATTATCGCATTTGTCCCCTGCACAAAGACGAGCAACGCGGGAGCAAGACACCTGTACAAGGGAGGAAAGCTCAATCTTTCCCGGTATTATGAGGGATTGTGCGGCAAGGCGCTTTTTCTTGCTGTGTGGGCGGCAGATTGCGAAAAAGTGGTGATTGAGAATCCTACCCCCAGTAAGATTTTTGATTACCCAAAGCCTACGCAGGCAATCCAGCCCTACGAGTACGGACATCCGTACAGCAAGAAAACGTTGCTGTGGGAGCGCGGTGTACCGCCGCTGCACCCGACAAACATCGTAGAACCTACCGCGACATGGTGCCCGTCTGGCTCTTACGCACATAAGCATGATAAGCGCAACAAGGGTATGTTTACCACCGACCGCGCTAAAAATCGAGCAAAAACATTTCCGGGCGTTGCAAAAGCTATGTCCGAACAGTGGGGTTGATAGAATGATTACCTGTTGTCTCAACTGCGCATCACGCCACCAAGCTTGCCACGACACTTGCGAAAAGTACAAGGCAGAGAAGAAAGACTTCGAGGAACGCAAGGCATTCGTGTATGAGCTGAACCATAGCCAGAGCGTGTACCACCGTGATTATGAGGACAAGCACCGGGAACGTGGCAAGAAACGGTTTCTCGGAAGTGAATTTAGAGGTGAACGAGGATGAATAAAAGAAAGTATAAGCCGGGCGGTTGCATCATTTCACTTGATGACTTGATGAAGCAGGAATTTGTTTACTGCGCCGGAAAACTTGTTCACAAAGGCTGGTTTGGTAGCTGGCAACTGCGCTATGCAAATAGCGAACTTGCTCGGCTGCGTATCAGAGAAGCCAAAAAAATCGAGGACAATGTATGAACACCGGCAAACAGTTTGAAGCAGACTTCAAGACTTCCGTCCCATCTGATGCGTGGTGCTACCGCCTGAAAGATAGTGCTGCCACCTACTACGGCGGCAACGAGAACTTGTCCTTTTCCATCGACAACATCTGTGACTTCCTTGTGTACCGATACCCAATGAACCACCTGTTTGAGCTGAAAACCATCGAAACGCCTTCTATCCCTCTGGAAAAGGTGTTCGGCAAGTATGACAAGGCTAAGTGCAAATACCGCAAGGAAAAGCACATCACTGACATGGTGGATGCGATGGGGTATGGCGGTCAGACCGCCCATGTGATAGTCAATTACAGGGCGGTCAACCGCACCTTTGCAATCCCTGCCAGCAAGGTTCTGGCGTTCCGTTACAACGAGAGCCGGAAAAGCATCCCTTGGCAGTGGGCAGAACAAGAGGGGATAGAGGTCAAAGCAAAAAGGCTGCGTGTCCATTGGCGGTATGACGTGGATGGGCTGCTGGAAAGATTGGAGAAAGAACATGGGAGAGACGCTTAAGTGTGATAGATGCGGGGAGACGTACCCTTTATACGAATATAACAACTTTACCGACATTGAGATGCGTGTGTGGGGTATTGGTGTTCCGTACGACTGCGAGTTTCGCCTTTGCCCCTCTTGCATGGCAAAGCTGAACGAATGGTTGAAAGGAGAACAGAAGTGAGCAAGCGGAAATATCTTGATGTTGAAACCCTGAAGCAGCATCTTTTCATGGAGGCCGCTCTGGGCTGAATCAACAAACAGAAAGAAAAACCGTGGAACGATGGAATTTAGCCATCGCGACAGGGAAAAACGCATCATTCTTATGGGCGACAACGATGAGAAGCGACAGCTGTTCGAGACCTGCAACCTCAAGGGCAAGATGACTGTCAATCCTATTGTGGACTGGTCTGACGATGATGTGTGGGATTACACACACAGCGAACGCTTGCCTACCAATCCATTGTATTGCGAAGGGCAGAAGCGGGTTGGCTGCATCGGCTGTCCTATGGCCGGTAGGGGGGGGGGAAGACAGCGTGAGTTTATGCGCTGGCCTGCCTACGAGAAAATGTACATTTCAGCATTTGAACGAATGCTTGATGTCAGAAAAGCAAAAGGTTTACCGTGCGACTGGCAGACCGGCATGGACGTTTTTCGCTGGTGGATGGAAGATGACAACATTAGCGATCAGTTGAGCATGGACGATTTGATGGAGGATAACAATGTTTGAATTTGCAACTCGCTGGCTGGTCTGCCTAGTCCTGCTGGCGGTGGTGGTTCAGTCTGAACGGACAATCAAAAACACTGCAGACAACCTGTTTGAAGAACGACAGGCAATGCTCGTCTGGCTGTTTATCAACGTGTGTTTGGCCGTTTGTACGGCTGTTGTGATGGGGTGGAAATGATGGACAACGAACTTTACTGCCCGATGAAGATGACCAGCAATCCGCTTGGTCGGTGCGTATGCGAGAAAGAAAAGTGCGCTTGGTGGAACGAACTTGGCAGTTGCTGTTCCGTCTGGTGGATTGCAAGGAATCTGGACTGCATCGAAACGAAGATGAAGAGGTGAGAGTGTGAAACTGGTTGATGTTGATCCAATCATTGCGGCGTGGAAAACTGTTGGTGTTAGCAAAAAGAATGAAGCGAAGCCGTTTTTGGATAACAAAAACTACATCGTATACATACAAGGACAAATCAGAAACAGCATTGGAGATGTGTTTTTAGATTTAGCCAACGTATTGGAAAAATCTGAGCCCGCCAATATATGGTTTGATGCCAAGAAAGTTTTGCCCGAAAAAGACAAAGAAGTTCTCGTAAAAAGAGAAAAGTTCGGCATTGAAATTGCATTTTTATCTTATGACGGATTATGGCAAGAGCGCGACGAGTATATTGTATTTGGAGATGTAACTCATTGGGCGTATCTTCCTGAACCGCCAAAGGAGGCCTGATACATGGCAACACCCCCGAAGCGTGGTCGTGGCAGACCGCCGCTGACCGAAGCTGAAAAGAAAAAGCGTGAGAAGCGGGCGCAAAAGGCGAAAGAAGAAGCCGCTGCGAAGCGTGAGAAAGAGCGCGAGAAGAAGAAACAACAGATGCTTAACAAGCGAAAATCTATCCGATCACAGGTGAGTAAAAAGGTGAAAGAACAACAGGAGTTAGCAATCACGAGGTCTAAGATGCTGAACACGGGCGATTTACAGTCGAGAATCGGTGATGAAGAGGACAAGAAGGTCATCGGCATGATTGCAGCCAAGTATTTTGGAGACCTTCCGAGCGTGGACATGAACAACCCGATTGAAGTGCAGCGGCGCCTTGACTTCTTCTTTGACGCTTGCATCGAAGCCAGAATCTCCCCTGTGGTGGAATGGATTGCACTGGTGCTGGGAATCGAATGGGTGAGCCTGAAGCAGATTATGGCGGGCAAGCGCCGTGACGACAGCTTGCAGCAGAAGTATATCTTGAAGCTGATTCTGCAAATGCAGTCCATGTGGGCGTACAACGGTATGTATGGTCAGGAGAACCCGGCAGAGTGGATTTTCCGAGCCAAGAACTACTTTGGTATGCGTGACAACGTGGAAGTCACCGTTGCGCCGCCTGAACAGCCGTTGGGTGATGCCCAGAGCGCAGAACAGCTCGCCCAGAAGTACCAGACGGCTTTGCCTAAGGGGATTGACGTGGAGTACAGAGAGGTAAAAGAGGAATGAACGGATTTCTTTTTACGGAAGACGGAAAACTTGTATGCGAACTCACCAAAATATCCTTTGAGCCTTACAAAGACAAACGAATAATCAAAGTCCGATGTACGGTTTGTGGACGCATCAAAAGAATCCAAAAATGGAAATTCGATTTTGCGGAAGGTTCGTCAAAATACAAATGGCTTAAGTGCAACTGTTATGGCGATTACATGACGGAGCATGTGATAAAGGAATGAACGAAAAACGGGTAGCAGTATGACAGTTTCAAGATACCGCATAAGAAAAGAAAAAGGGCTATGTCCCAGATGTGGAAAACCTAACAACAGCGGTTTTGTTGCTTGTGAAAAGTGCCGTGAAGAAGAAGTTCTCACGAAACGCTGGTATGAATCGCATGGTTTCTGCCCTATCTGTCATAACGAATCAGCCCCAAAGCATAAACTCTGTGAAGTTTGCCTTGTGAAAACAAGCGAAAGGAACGCAAAAAGGCGTTCAAAAATGACAGTTGAACAGAAAAAAAGACAGGAGGAATCCGCAGAGAGAACAAGAAGAAAGCACATTGAACAGGGCTTATGCGGGAAATGTGGCAAACGCCCCTCGTGGGGTGGCAGGCAACTGTGTTACGAATGCACGTTAAAACAAAGACGACAAAACAGCAAAAAGAAATACGATTATAAAGACCCAAATGGGTGCTTTAGATGCGGTAAACCATGCGTTAAAGGGAAACGTCTTTGCCCTGAGCATTATAAAATCTCTTGCGATAGCATTAAAAAAGCAAGAGAATCTGCCGCATTTGCAGAAGCGCAGAAGAAAAACAAAGCGAAAATTGATGCTATGTGGAGTGAAATGATATGGAGAGAGCAGAAGAACGCAAGTTGATTGACTTTTCAGACCCATGCCTACGCACGTTTCTGCCTGTCCTCTTGCAAGACCACACTACAGGCAAAAACATCATCTGGGCGACAGACCCGCCGCCTGAACTGGGCGTTGGCTTTGCAGATGAAATTACACTGGAACAGCTAGACAAGGTTCAACTTGTCCCTCGTGTGCAGAAACGGCTGGAAGACCAAAAGAAGCGAACCAGCAAGAAAGCAGAGGTGTTCACGCCGACATGGGTTTGCAAGAAGATGACAGACGTTGCAGAGAAAGACTTGGTGGGCGAGGACTGGAAGGAGTATATCAACAAGACTTGCCTTGAAGTCACCTGTGGCGAAGCGCCATTCCTCACAAGCCGATACGACACAACGACAGGGCAGATGATTGCCGTGCCGGACAGAATCGGTCTGCTGGATAGGAAGCTGAATGTTCTGGCAGAGCAGTTCTCTCGCTACGATATGTGGATGTGCTGGGCAATCAACGCCTACGCATCGACATACGGCTATGAGTGGCAGGGAGACAATCTTTTGCTGGCGCGGTGCAACCTGTTCCTGACACTGATTGAAAATTTCAGGTATCGGTTTGATGCTGAAAAGCTAGAAATCGGTTTCATGCCCATTTTTCTTGATTGCATTGCAGACACCATCTCATGGAACGTCTGGCAGATGGATGGGCTGAAAAAAACCGTACCCGGCACGGACATTCCGTGCAAAATCAAAGACTGGAAAGCCAACAAAGAAATCCTATTTAAGGATGTTGGGGAGGAAAAATAAAATGAGCAGTTCCGTAGAATATGCAAAATCAGAACTTGCACGTATTACGAAAGACGGAGACGGGTTGCAGGATGCAATCAACAAGAACGTCCTTGACATTGTTGAACTTTTTGCAAGTCAAGGACACGGTGAAATCTCTGCTGGATACGTAATGTCCGTTCTTGAACGTCTTTTACGGTTCAAGCCACTCACGCCGCTGACGGGCGAAGATGATGAATGGACAGAAGTGTCGGACAAAATGGGACAAGGATGCTTCCAAAACAAACGATGCTCAAGCGTGTTCAAGACCACTGATGCACAAGGTAACACGATTGAAGTATATGACATTGACGCAATCGCTTATTCTGACAACGGTGGTTTTACGTGGTTTGCAAGTAGCCGCTTTCGCAAAAACGTGACGTTTCCCTATGAGCCGCCTACGCACCCGGAAAAAATCTATATCGAATACACGGAAGATGTTCCGCTTGGCTGGTCTGGAGACAAGTATGAGATTATCACTGACGATAAGGAGCGTATCGAAGCATTGAGGGCTAAGATGCAGAAGAAATTTGGCAAAAGGAGCAACTAATGCAAACTGATAGAGGAATCTACCACAAGCGAGTGTGTGACCGCTGCGGAGCAGTTCTGGGCGGTAGAATGATGAACCCTGACGAATACTTCAAGGACTGGGCGTGGCGCAGGGACACAGGCGACCTGTGCCCGGAGTGCTATGCAGAGTATAAGCGAGTAATCGAACGGTTCAATGCCGCCAGAAGGAGAAAGAGAGGGGAGAGAGGATGAGTTTCTATTGCACCGCTGGACAATGCCTTCGCAGGGGTGTTGTCAAATTCGGAAATAACAAAGTCGTTCGATGCACGGTACACAACTGCGAGGACAGGACAGAGCCGTCCTGTGGCTCTTGCAAATGGTACGCAAAGCCGGAGGGTGTGTGCGTGAACGACCAGTCAGAACACGTTGCAGACTTCGTGTGGGACGAACGTGGATGCAAGGAATGGGAGATGAGAAAATGAGCTACGATATTTATCTATGCGACCATGTAACGCATAAACCGCTCAAAGCGGATAGTACGCATTTTATCGCTGGTGGTATGCGCGCTATGGGCGGTACAAAAGAACTGTGGCTTAACGTCACTTATAACTACAGTCAGTTCTATTATCGACCGGAAGTGTTTGGTGAGGGCGGCATCCGCTCCATCTATGGCAAAACAGGCGCAGAGAGCATCCCGATGTTGGAAAAGGCTATTGCCGCACTGGGCGACGATGTAGACGATAGCGACTATTGGAACGCAACAGAAGGCAATGCGAAACGTGCCCTGTACGGTCTGCTGGCGTTTGCAAAGATGCGTCCTGACGGTGTGTGGGATGGAGACTAAAGGGAGAAATGGCAATGGCTAATTATCCAGAATACCTTGAACGAAACGCACTTATTGAAAGAATCAAGAAAGCATATTGCGATGGCTGCGAGAACTACAATGGAATTAAATGCCGTGCTTGCGGTATTGGCGATGCCATTGACGTTGTAGAAGATGCCCCGACAGCCTTAGAGCGTACCGCTGAATGGATTGTACAGGACGGTACATTTACAAGATTCGAGTGTAGCAGATGCCACACAAAAAATCATCACACACGTTGGAACTACTGCCCGAACTGTGGTTCTTTGATGGAGAATATACTATGAGAAGCACCCTCTGGCATCCAGCAAACGAACCGCCACGAGAGCGGACACAGCCTTTGTTGCTTGCGACTAAGACAACGTGGCGTGATAAAGATGGAAAAATGTTGCAAGGATTCTCGCCGACAGCGTACTTTCTTGGCTGTTACGCAGACGGTCAGTTCTGGGATGAGATAGGCGAGAGACTGCCGAAAGATGTGACGGTAACGCATTGGATGGCGTTTCCGATGGTATGAGGTGATGAGCATGAGCAATTGGATTAATGTCAAGGATAGATTGCCCGATATTCCGAAAAATGATTTTGCCAGCGATTATGTTCTGATTCACGACGAAAAAGCTGGTGACTGGGTAGCCTATTATGATGCAAACGGTGGTTGGTGTGAAGCAAGAGAGTGCATCCCATTCAAAAATGTTACACATTGGATGCCTATGCCTGAATCGCCTACGGAGGAATAAATATGGATGGATTTGAAGCGTTAACAGAAGCGATGAACCAATGTGCTGCATCAGCTGAACATTTTGCAAATGCTGTCAGACAATCCGAAACGCAGTGCGATTACATCAAGCAGAAGCACAATCGACCTGTATACCGTAAAGGCGCAAAGCTACATGAATGTTGCAAACGAATTATGAGAACGAGAGAGGGGTTCAGAAAGTGAAAAAACTTAAATTTCCTGAGGATTTCTTTGCATACGACAACCCGGACTGTCCCGATAAGGATATTGAAAAAGCCGTGAACAGGATGAAGAACTGGATGAAGGGCGAGACCTACAAAAGCAACCCTTGGTTCTTTATGGCTGCTGGTAACTATCTGATTGTCGGTCTGATTGCTGAGGATGGGCAGAAAACAATCTACGTTGCACGGCAGTATTATGAGATAGTCAACATTCCGGGCGAAGGCTGGCTGCGTGAGCCTGACGCTGAGTGCCTGTTTTAAGGAGAATTAAAGATGGAAGAACTCAAGAGATGCCCGTTCTGCGGTGGGAAAGCCGTGTTTTCCATAAAGAAGGATTTTTCAAGAAGCCTTATAAAAGGGTACGAATTTAACATCCGATGTAATAAATGTGGTTTCACAAATCCCAATAGAGAGTATCGAATCGAGTTTAGAATGAACGATAGTGGAGAGATTGAAATTATCCACGATGGACGCAAAGACGCTATCGAAGCATGGAACAAACGCTACAAAGAGGACTGAGCATGGACAAAAAACGAGCCAGCTTTACATTTCAACGATACTACTTTGAAGCCATCTCCACACTCAAAAGCAAAGAGAAGTTGGAACTCTACGATGCAATCTGTGCATACGTTTTTGAAGAAAAATACACAACTTTGAACTCAAAAAAGGCAGAATCTTGTTTCATTCTGATTAAACATCTGCTCGATGAAGAATCGAAAAGAAGCGATATTGCGTCAAAAGGATGGTCTACACGAAAGTCAGCTCATTCTCATGTCATAAATGAGATGAAAGTCAGCTCATCTATGAGTTCAAAGTCAGATGAAGATGAACCCATTGTATCAACTGACAGTCAGATGAACGTCAAGACCTTTCCGGAGAGTGCAGTCAAGAAGAAACCTGACATCTTCTCCGACTTTGCTCATGGCGATAAAGCCCTGTTGGAATCCCTGCGAGAGTTCGCACAGATGCGTACAAGAATCAAAAAACCTATGACAGACCGGGCAAAACAAATGCTCTGCAACAAGCTGGAAAAGTTTGATCGGCATGACTGGAAAGCCATTCTCGGCCAGAGCATCTATGCTGGATGGCAGGACATTTACGCATTGAAGCAGGATGACCAGTACGAGCAAAGTACGGAGATGGAGTTTCCTAGACTATGACAATGGACGTTCAAACGGTATTTATCGGCGGTCTGACGCTGTGCAAGAGAGATGTTGCAACCGAAGTCATGGTTGAAGTTGATGATTCTGACTTTGAAACGAAAGAACTGCAAGAGGCTTTCAATGCGATTAAGGGCTATTGGGAACTTCGTGGATATGTAGACGTTGTAGACCTCAGGGAAACACACAAGAACGTTGCAGATTTGATTGTGGAATGCAGCAAAGCGTGTGAAGCTGAGTGCGTTGTCCTTAGCCGTGAACGCATGGGAGAATGGGCTAAGCGGATAAAGGAAAATGCTGCATTAAGGCGCTTTCAGTCGCTTGTCGTTGAATCCGTCAGCGCATTAACGACCTATGAGGACTTGTCTGAAATCTACCAGCAGATGGGCGAGGCAATGAGCCTGAAAGCTGAGGAAGAAGATGCGTGGACATACGAGGATGTGCTGAACGACTATGTGCTTCACATGGATGAGAAGCCTGTGTACATCAAGACAGGCCTAGAGCGTCTGGATGAAGCGCTACACATCTCACCGGGTGATTTTATCATCATCGGCGGCAGACCGTCTGCGGGCAAGACAGCCCTGTCCTTGCAAATAGCAGCAAGCATGGCAAAGCAAAACTACACCGTGTACTATTTCAGCCTAGAGACCAGCAAACGCAAGCTTGGCGCACGTCTGATGGCTAATCAAATATACTGCCCTCTGGACACAGTGAAAAATAAGGCGGTCAGCTTGAATGAGATTGACGGACAGGCAAAGAACATGAAGATGCCCTTATATATCCGCTCCGCTGCCGGAAAGAATGTGGCGTGGATGAAGGCTCAGGCTCTCCGTAAAAAGGCTCAAATCATCTTCGTAGACTATCTTCAACTCATCCACGAAACAGGCGCAAAGGACAGATATGCCGCCATTACAGCCATATCCATTGCTCTGCACGAACTGGCACAGACCACAGGCATTGTCGTGGTGGCACTGGCACAGCTTAATCGAAACCCATCTAAGCCCGGAGCAACGCCTACTAACTCTGACTTGCGAGAGAGCGGGCAGATTGAACAGGACGCTGATGCAATCATCCTTCTGTCCGGCGATAACCCCGACAAGTACCTGTTCCGGCTAAGCAAGAACAAAGAAGGTGAGATAGGAGACCTTCCCATTACGTTTAACAAGCAGATTCAACGGTTCCAAGAGTATACTTGGATGGATTGAAAGGAAAACGAAAAGATGACGCAGAATCGATACAAAAAACTGTTAATGTCCATTGGCCTGCAACGCAATGAAGCTGATTTTGCCGTAAGACTTTTTATCGGGGTTCATCGGGGCGATGAAAGACGCCATGCAAACATCTTCCAGACGTACGATGGGCTTTGGGCGACATTTCAGTGGGTTATGAGAACACCTGTTGACCAGCTCCCGAAAATCACTCTGGTTGAAGAATGAGCGCAATACAACGAACCGCCAAGAGCTGTTCTGTCAACTTATGACAGGATGGCTTTTTCTTGTTTCGCTTAAACACCGAGAGAAAGCCTGTTTTAAGGCGTTTTAGGTGCTGGACTATAAACTTATCGGCTTCATTGCAAAAACGCGCCACAGACGCTCGTAGGCGGCTCTCCGTTGATGCTGATGGTATATCTCAAACTATACCATGCAACCAGACTTATGTAGGAGCGTGGAGAACGGCTTTTTGAGGTCAGACGTGAAAGTTATCGGGTCAATCAGAAAAACGCGGCAGACAGGCTCTTACACGCCTTTCCCGCGATGATAATAGCCAAATGAGCGGATGCCAACGACTATTTGTAAAATCTCAGGACTGATTGAGACGAAAAAACGCTTCGACTATCACTTTCGGAAATGGCTTTCAAATTTTTGTCCCCTTTCCCCCTTGTTTCCTCTTTCCCCCTTTTGTCCCCCTCTTTCCCCTACAACCCCTATTACCCCCTATAATCCCCCTAACATCTTCCGTGCTCCCCCTTTCCCTCCCCATGTGTTTAGCGCGTCCGCAGGCGTTATATGCGCAAGCGCGCGCGTTGACGGAGCCGGGTGTGCCACGATAGTTCAAAAGTGAATAAATAACAGTTATGCGAAATTGCAAGCTGGTTCTTTCCCCCTACAACCCTCTATCTCCAAAACTACACCGTTAGCCAGCAGAGAAGGCCGTAGGCGGTAGCTGGTGTGAGGTTCTTGATGGTGGATGGTCTGCGACTATTTCACATGGATAATTGACTTCATTTTGCAGTCGGTTGAATATGTAGAAATGTTGCATTGACTATTCCTAGTAGAATACTATGGATTAAATATAATAGCATAGTGCTACACTGGGAATTAAATCGAGCAAGAGCAGACCAAATCGGATGATACGACTATTGCAGCAGAATAATCTGTGATTATCGGGAGTAACTATATCTGTATACTATAATAAGTACGGTTATTATACGAAATAGATATAATTAGCGGAAGAATAAATTATGCGAAATTAAAACGAGGAGTGATTTTGGGAGTGGTCGGATGACTTAGCGACTATCGCACCTCTCTTTCTCTAAAAGGCGAGCGACTATTTCACACAAAAAAACACACGACTATTTGACGAAGGCTCGCTAGAAAACGCTACGACTATTACTCTACGACTATCAACAGACTGTTCATTACTATACGATATATAGGACTTTCAAAAGCTAGTCGTCTGACGACTTTACGACTATTCTACGACTATTTTATTGGAGAAATTACGACTATTGGCTACGACTATTCCAGCCGGAACGCTACGACTATTGCTCGTCCTTATTGGCTATCGGGCGAAAGCCCGAAAAGAGATACGGCGATAGCCGCCAGTTGTTCCCCGCCGCCCGCCGCGCCCCTTCCGCTGGACTGCCCCGCCGGGTGTAGGGTGCCAGGCTGACCAGGTGCGCCCTGGCTGCTGACCGGTGCCAGATTGCAAGCCGCCGGGCTGGCATGGTCTGCATGGATCCATAACAGGGGCGCACCCTTATATACCTTATTATAATAGGGCGGCTGTGTTGACCTGTACAGCGTCCGGCGTTTCGGTGGTATCTGGTATCGGTGCGGGGCGTTTCGGTGCGTGTGCGTGCTCCAGCGTGGCACGGGCGGTATTATATCCGCTTTTGTCGGTCTGGTATTGTGGGCGGTTGAGCGGGTGCAATCGCAGGAAAAGCCCCTGTAAAGCCCTGTGCACTCTTTTGCAGTGCAGGCGGTATAACTGCATGGACAGCACAAAACACGCTGTAAACGCTTGTATGTGGCTGCATTGCAGCAGGGCAAAACAAAAGCCCTGCACCCTCAGCAGATGCAAGGCAAAAGAAAAGCCCGGCCAGCGTGGGCAGGGCAAAACTATTGTTTATAAATTAGATTTTGTATTTATCAAAAAGTGGTTTCATTTCGTCGTCGTCGTACTCTGTCAGCTGATAATACCATTCATCATAAGATACATGATACACGACGGCGGGAAGGTCTTTTTTCTTGTAGCTTCCTAAGCTGTCGAACTTGTCAAAACGGGATGCAGGGTGTGGGCCGATATCGTCGCCCCAGTAAAAATATACTGCGTCGCCGATTTTGACGGCTGCCCCGGCGCCACGCCTGATAAGTTGCGCGAAAATCTTTTTTTCATCGGCTGACATTTTGCGGAAAAATTCGTTAAACCCTTCAATAACTTTCATTTTATACGCTCCTTCCTTGTGTGGGTTTGCTGCTGCTAGTATATCATACTGGAAGCCCTAAAAACAGGACTTGTAGAAAGTTTTTTGCCCTTTTGGGCTGGGGCGGGGTTGCTTTACGGTGCAGCCCCGCTAAAGTATCCGGGCGGCGTCACTTGGACGCCTTGAAGAGTGAGCTGAAAAAACAAAAGAAAAACAGGACACAAGAAAATATCACTTGTCGCACCCCCCAACGGCTGCACATTTGAGCGCAGATGCAAGATAGCTATACTTTTTAGGAGCGTGGGCGCTGTCCGTGTAAACGTACCAGTTGCGCACCGCGTCTTGTCTGACTGTGCAGCCATTGGCAGCCGTGAACGTTACAACGGCATCATGTGCAAGATTTGGCTCTATTTGCCAATACTCTTGCAGAATGTGCGGCACCGTGTTGTTATGGGACGTATAAGACGGGCGGATGCCTGCAAAACGAACTTGCATAATCATGTTATAACCTCCATTATACCACGCTAAACCGCTTGTAACTGGTTTTTTTGCTGCACTCTGCGTAAATATCCGGGTGTGCGGCCTGTAAAAGCTTGCTGTCAAGTTGGACGCTTTGCACGTCCTTGTACATGGCCTTTGCGGTGCCCTGCACCATTTCGGGCGCGCCGTGCATCATGTCAATTATTTCAGCCTTTACAGCGTCATTCATGGCTTCCAGTTCTTCTATCAGCCGTTTATTTTCGCGGTATGCGTTCACTTTTTCCTCGAATGTCGTCATTTTTTATACCTCCATAAAAAGATGTAAGGCGGAATTTGCTTTTTTGTGCCGCTCAAAATCAGCCTGCGTACCGTGCCCAAAATTAAAAGCCCCGGTAATGCGTTCTGCGTCCCATACACTGTAAGCACCGGCACGGATAGCGGCTTTTACGTTACCATGATATTCTGCGGCAAGTTCCGGCCTGTAAATATCAATTGTCATTTTTTCGCCCTCCCTCAGCTGTTTAAAAAAGCAATCATAACCAATGCGCCGGAGATCATGCCGCCGATGTACCAGAGGGCGGCCCACTGGGTTGCATCAAGTGCGATCATATCACTGCACCCCCTTGCAATACAGGCCGTTGGTGCGGCATATGGTGCGGATACGGTTGCAAGCCTGGTGCAGTGCGCGGGCTTGCACGTCAAGCCACGTTTCCCGGCTGTTGGGCTCATACATCCCGCCATGCTTGCGCTTGAGTTCGGACGGGGTGCAGACACGGGCGGCAATATCAGCATCATAGCAGATGGAGCAACCGCCGTTGCTGTACTGCTCCCAGCAGCTTGCACCGTTGAGCGCCCACCGCTCAAGCTCTGCGCCGTCAAGGGGCAGGCGCTCCATATTGTCCGCACCCTCCTGCACATCCTCCAGCAGGTCGAGAGCGTACAACGTAACGGCCTTATCCCATGCGCTGCGATCGTGGCGGGCGTTGAGTTCGGCGCGGATGGTATCGGCAAGTGCAGTATAATTGATGGTCTTTTTCATGGTTTTGTCCTCCTGTTTTATGGTGGTGTGCGTCACACTTGTGTGACTCATCTTGTGACATTATAATATCACACTTGTGTGACTTTGTAAAGGGCAAAACCGTTGCACAGGCAACAAAACGTCACAAAAATGTGACTTTATGCAAGACGGCTTGTGTGTGTCCGTATCTGCTCAGTTTCGGACGCGCCCCGCGCCCTTCAGCGCCTGCACAGTCCTGATCTTCCCGGCGTTGTCTGTCTAGTATCTGGTGCAGACCGGTGCAGCGTGTCCAGCGTCCGGGCGTGTGTGCCTTGCCTTGCGTGGTCTGCCCTGCATCTGGCACGGCCTGCGCTGTTGCCTGTCGTGTGCAGTCCGTCCGGGTGCGCTTGGGTGCAGTGGGTCACCGGCGGGGTATATAGCCGCCGCCCTGCCCTGCCCGGTCAGTCTTTCAACCACCGAAAAAATAAAAAAGGCTCAAAAATAACCCCCGCCCCCTATTGCCAATCTCAAAAATTTCCCGCAAAAACAAAAAGACCCCTACAAAGGGTCTGTGTTCTGTGCTATACTTGCCTTACAAGCCTTGAAAGGGAGGAATATGCAATGAACCAAAAGAATAACAAAAATAAAGAAAGACGCGAAAAGAACGAAAAAATTGCCGCTTTAATATGGAGCATCATTATCGGCGCCGCTCTTTTGGTTTTTGGTGTGTATCTTATGGCACATGGTATTTCAAACGTTATATAAAATTCTGGCCAAAGAAAGGAAGAATCAAAAATGAGAAAGAGGATCATTGCGGCGGCTCTGATAGCGGTCGTAGTTTTAATGTCGCCTTTATGTGCGATAGCTGTCGAAAAGCCGGATGAGATTGCATCCCCTGCTCAACTAGAAGAAACTAACGAAGAAGGAACTGTTAAAATTAAGGAATCTCATAGTCACCTTGAAACCAAGTACGAATACGGGAAAACGAGATACTATGTCTACTACGCTGTACTGGTTGAGAATACGTACCCCGATTACGCCGTTGATTTTGTATCTCTAAAGGCCTCTGTTTTCGGTTCTGACGGTTCAGTATTAAAAACCGATGAACAAACCCTTGACTGGATTGCAGAGGGAGACTCTTATTGGTACGCTGGATATGTGTCGTTTGATTCTGAAGGCATTGCTCCGGCCAGAATGGAATACACCATTAGTGCGGATGAGTGGAATTTCCATAAAGCGAGCGCATCCAATCAGGTTATTCGTGCTGGTGAGCTTTCCGTTACCAATGTTTCTAAACGTGGCTCTGGGTACGATCTGCGTTACACAGGTCAAATTACAAACAATAGCCAGTTCACGAGCAACTGGATAAAAGTTATCGTCATTTATAAAATGAAAGACACCGAAGGAAACGAAGTTCCTGTGGGTGGCGATTACACATACATAACCGATGCACTTCCGTCTGGGCAAACGACAACATTTGAACTTTACCCATCGTCCGGTTTTGTTGGATATAGTTCCTACGAAGTCATTGCTTTGCAGGATTGACCTATAACACAAAAAGCCAGCGGCTAGATGTTCTCTAACCACTGGCTTTTCTTATAGGTTGTTATACGCTTTTACGAATGCTTGCATAGAGCAGACGGAAGGTCTCACGGCCTTTCGGCGTTACTCTGGTCTGCAAACCGCCATGCTTATTCTTCCGATTGAGAAATTCCTTAACAACGAACAGTTCATCACCTTTGCCAGCTTTCGGCAGGAGATTTCTGTTCTTGTCACGGTAGATGTAACCATCTTCAATAAGCGATTGGATGAACTTGCGTTCAGGAATACGCAGTTCCTTTGCCGTGCCACGGAAACAAACAGCCAAGTTCCATGCCACAAGGTCGTCAAAATAGTCCACCTTAGGCTGCATCTCCTCGTTCTTCTCAAAGAGTTGCTTGTTCTGCGTCTGCAACGCTGTGTTCTTTTCCTTTTCAGCTTTCATGTTCTGAATCAGCCCGATCACGAAGTCCGGGTTGGCAATAGCCGTCTCCAACAGGTTGTCGGTCATGTACATCCCATGCTTGCGGATGGACGGCAGAACTTCGTGAGTGACCCAGTGCTTGAACCGCTGTGCGCTTTCCAGCTTGCTGCTGAAAATCAGACTGTATAGGCCGGATTCGTTGATGATGGTCGGATGCTGTTCTCTGCCCATGGGGTCGCAAAACGCTACCCCATCTCCCTGACGCTTATCTTGCTCGTCAACGTGCTTTGCAAGAGCGTCTTTCGTGTTGACGTACCCAAGTGCTGCGGCAATGTCCTTGCCAACAAACCAAGGGTCATCGTCAATGAGCATGACACGGATTTCGCCAAACTCGGCGTTGTTGAAGATTTTGATGTTCTCAGACAAAGAAAGTTGCATTAAAAAGCTCCTTTTCACTTGTGAGAGAAGCAATTTTCTGCTATAATAACGGCGAGAGAATGCTTCTCTCAGGGTTGATATGATACGTTCGCTGTGGTCGGCAAACTTTAGCGAGCGTATCATTTTTCGTTTTCATTGGTCTCCGGGATAGGATGCACCACAAAGAACGTGTCACGGATGGCTGCGGCCTGTGCGACCTTGTGTTCTGTGCAATAGGCTTTCAGCCACTGGAACTGCCGTTCGGTCAGCGCAACAGTGAACGTGTGATTGTGGCGTTCAAGATACGGACTGTACATAAACTCACCTCCCTTCATGTGGGTGCAACCAGTATACGCAATATGTTGTGGCTTGTCAATTACGCAAACGCTTAATGTAGTACTGGTATCTGTACAAAATCTAAAAGTTTGTAGATTTGCACAAAACTCAGCCCTTATTTTTGGATGCTCCCGCTTCGTACCCTGCCCGGTAATTCAGTTCGGACAGCTTACCCAGCGCTTCTGCGTACTCCCTGTCCTCGCTGGTCGGTTCTTTGCCGTGTGCGATGGTTTTCAAAAATTCTTCGGTTGTCGTGGGAAAGTTCATATTTTTTGCTCCTTTCTATTGCAGAAGTCGTTTGCTTCTGCTATAATAATTGACAGAAACCGAGACTGCGCCCTTGGTTGCGCAGCTTCTGTTTTGTGGTGGAATAGGTCATCAGTGCTACTTTGGTCGGTCGTGCTGATGGCCTATTTTTTATGCCACAAAGGATAAATCTACCGTTGCTGGCTGATTCATCGTGTGTTCTGCTGTCTTAGATTATAGACGCTTGGTATATAGTTGTCAACAGCCCGATTTGTATAATTTGTACGTTAAAACACGTTTTCGTGTACATTTTTGATAGCGGTTTTGACACTTTAATGTGTTAGAATTAGAGAGGAAATTTATAGTAAAACTTGATAATACGATAATTATACAAGCTGTAAACTAACACAAAAAAGTGTTGATAAAAAAGTGACCCTATCGATAGTAAATTGCCATTTTTCTATTGACAAGTCACACTTGTGTGATATAATGGAATCAAGAAAGAGATGGGGGCAGTGAAAATGAATGTAACGAAGGCTCTGAAGAAAATATTGGAAGATAATCCTTATATGAATATGGCAAAGTTAAATCACGAACTTGGTTACGGCGAAACAAAAAATGCCGCCGCAACTCGTTTGGGAAGAAAAACCATGTCTTTGGAACTTTTAATCAAATTCGCTGATGTTCTTAACTATGACGTTGTTCTTATCCCTAAGAAGTCGCATGAATACGCTTTGAATGAATACGTTTTAACAAGTAGCAAATCAGAAAGCGGTGAACCTGAATGATTTACGGTTACGCTCGTGTCAGTTCCGCTGGTCAGGCGATTGACGGCAACAGTCTTGAAGCCCAGTCGGAACTTTTGAAAGCCAACGGCGCACAGAAAATCTTTTCGGACGTTTACACCGGCACAAAGCTGCATCGACCCGAATTGGACAAGCTGATGGCTGAAATCCAGCCGGGAGACACGCTGATCGTGGCGAAGCTTGACCGTATTGCTCGTTCTGCTAAGAATGGTCTTGAACTGATAGACCGGTTCATTGATAAGGGCGTTTCGGTGAACATCCTGAACATGGGGGTTATGAATAACTCCCCCACCGGCAAAGTTATTCGCACGGTGATGCTTGCATTCGCCGAGTTTGAGCGTGACATGATTGTTGAACGCACCAGAGAGGGCAAGAAGATTGCCAGTCAGCGACCCGATTACAAGGAAGGCCGCAAACCCACCGAGTATGACCACAACCTTTTTGACGTTCTCCATGAGCAGGTTGAGAAACGCATTCTCACGGTCACGGATGCTGCTAAGCAACTTGGTGTGACCCGCCAGACATGGTATCGGATTGCTGAACAGAACAGTTGACAGTGTTCGCAACCTAGAATAAAACCGAATATTTAATTTTTGTGCAGTTGTAGGCACTCTTTACATTTTCAGGTAGGGGGTGCCTATTTTTTATGCAGCCAAAGCAGTGTATCGCCATCATCGACAGCATCAAAGCGTATGCAAAGCAGAATCCGACCGAAGCACAGGTCTACGAGGACTGGTTTCAGGCGGTTGTGAACCTGAGAGACGCTATGCCGCAAGACAAGCGGTTCGATTCCTACAAATACTCTGGTGAGCTGCGCTCCGTATGTGCAGCCATGATGGGCAAGATGAAAACAGGCGAGGACGTGGCGAAGGTCTATGGCATTATCGGTCGGACGTACCTGTTTGAAGCAAAGGATGTGTTTGACAGCTATTGCATCTACCTTGAATGGAATCGTGCGCCGGAAAAGAAGTTCTATCAGCCGAGACGCAGGGTTTTGAAAGTGCTGGCAGATGACCTTGAGGACTTGTTTTATAAGCGAATTGACTTCTTGGGAGTTAGCTTGCCCGCTCGCGTCGGAAAATCGACTCTATGTATTTTTTTCATCACATGGCTGATGGGCAACCGCCCTGACGTTGCATCGGTTATGAGCGGACACTCTGACAAGCTGACAAACGGCTTCTACGGCGAAGTGCTTTCCATCATCACTGACCCCGTGACCTACAACTGGGGCAAAATCTTCCCTGGCGTTCAGCTTGTGGACAAGAGTGCAAAGGACGAAAGTGTTGACCTGAACCGAAAGAAGCGCTTCCCCACCCTGACCTGTCGTTCCATTGGCGGCACGCTGACTGGTGCTGTTGAAATCGGCGAGGGTGGCGTTCTGTACAGTGATGACTTGATCGAGGACTTGGAGGAAAGCCTGAACGTTGAGCGTCTGAACAACAAGTACGATGCCTATCTGAACCAGCTGAAAGACCGTAAAAAGCAAGGCGCATTAGAGCTGATGGTCGGTACACGCTGGAACGTGCTTGACCCTCTGGGACGTATCCAGAACCAGTATGCAGACAATCCGAAATACCGATTCCGGGTGATTCCTGCGGTGGACGAGAACGGACACAGCAACTTCAATTATGACTATGGAGTTGGTTTTGACGATGCCTACTATGCCGATATGAAAGCCAGCATTGATGATGCAACATGGTGGGCAAAGTACATGGGCAAGCCCTATGTGCGTGAAGGTCTGCTGTTCCCTGCCGATGAACTGCGGTATTTCAACGGCGTTCTGCCTGATGGAGAGCCCGATCGCAAGCTCATGGTCATGGACATTGCATGGGGCGGCGGTGACTTTACCGCCTGCCCTATCGCTTATGTGTACGGAGATGCTGTGTTCATCCCTGATCTCGTGTTCAATAATGGCGATAAGACCGTGACCAGGCCGGAAGTCGTTGGCAAAATCATCCAGCACAAAATCAACGTGGTGCGTGGCGAAGCCAACAACGGCGGTGATGAATATTGTGACGTGGTGGACAGCCAGCTCCGGCAGCAGGGCTATCACTGCTCCGTCCGTAGCCAGCGTGCGCCCAGTGGTCAAAGCAAGCTGTCCAGAATCATTCAGTATGCGCCGGATATCAAACGGTTCTATTTTCTTGACGAAAAACACCAGTCGAAAGAGTACAAGGCGTTCATGGAACAGGTGACGATGTTCACGCAGCTTGGCAAAGTTCCGCACGATGACGCACCGGACAGTCTGGCACAGCTTGCAGATGAATTGTATAACGGAATCAGTAAAATTGAGCCTGTCAAGAGGCCTTTTTGATTAAAAACACAATATATTGTGTTCGCTGGGTCTATTTATTTGATTTCACCACTTGACAAGGCTTATAATGTACGCAGGAAGTTTTGCAACTTCCCTTAAAGGAATAGCTTGCACGCGGGGTTTTGTCATTTTACTCGCGTGCGTGTCAACAAGCATATTCCTCCTTTCACCGGTGGAGGTTTTCTCACTCTTTCACCTTCACCGGGCTTTATATGTTGCGTTTCCAATTGTAAGGGGAATGCCAGCCTGTCTCCCCCACGGCTGGCAAGCAACGGTTCGATTCCGTTACGCAGCACAACCAACTACCTAGCTTTGCATGGACTTATTCTCCAAAACCTCCACCGCTATTCCCGGCTCTCAATGCAATGTTTAGACATGACATTGCAAAGAGCAGCGGTTAACCAATCAAGCCGGGTTTTTATGTTGCATTAGCTCAGTCAGGCTAGAGCATCCGGCTCATAACCGGACATACATTGGTTCAAATCCATTATGCAGCACCAAAATTGCAGCTGACCCGTTTACGTCTGTCCAACAACTGAATGTAAAGGCTGCAATGGTTTTCTTCGGGCGAAGAATAGCACGGCTGGAAGTGCGAACAGTTTCCCAGTAGCTTCCAACAGGTCTGTGCTCAACAGCCTGTTTCCAGAAATCCAACGAAAGGAGTGCTCATGCTAGTTAGAATCTGTTGCCCTTGTATCAGGCAAAACCCAATCTATAAGAACGTCCGCTGCAACCGCTATCTTGGCGAAGTAGACGGGCGATACCATTTCAAGTGCGACAGATGCAAGGGCGTTATCGAAGGAGACACAAGAGAAGGATGGGTGAAAATCATCCATCCACCGGAAAAGTAAATAGCTTTTGAAGCGCAGTTTTGGCGCAGTGAGATAGACCTTAACAGGTTTGTCTTGCTGCGCTTTTTTATTTTGCCGGAAAGGAGGAACGCATGGCTGAGTATCAGATAGTTGTTGACGGCTTCTTGAATAAGCCACTGACCGGACGTAGACCGATTGAAACGCCGGAGACGGAAATCAATCAAGCGAACGTGCTAAAAGTGGTCACGGGCAAGGCAGAGCCTATTCATTTGCTGAATAAGAACGAGATTCGCTTTCTGCACAACTACTACTTGGGTAGTCAGCCTGTCCTCCATCGCACGAAGGAGTACCACGCTGAAATCACCAATCGCATTGTAGAGAACCATGCCAACGAGTGCGTTGGCTTTTACACAGGTTACATGAGCGGTACGCCTTGCTCTTATGTGCGGTCTGAAACGGCAACTGGTGACGGTGAGGAAATCGCCCGCCTGTCCAACGCCTTGCAGTATGAAGGGAAAGATGCGCTTGATCGGCGGCTCTGGCAGTGGATGTTGGAGTGTGGGCAGGGATACCGCATTGTTCTTCCTGACAAGGGGTACAACGGAAACTACCCGGATGAAACGCCCTTGTTGGTGGATGTTCCCGACCCGGATATGGCGTATGTGATTTACAACTCCGGCATCGGGCACAAGCCCATCGCCAACGTGCTGCACATCCCACGCAATTATCAGAATGACCTGAACGACCTGATTTGCGTGTATACGCCGAACCAGTACTTTGAAATCGACAACGGCAAGGTTACAAAATCGGAGAATCACTCTCTTGGAATGCTGCCGATGGTCGAATACAAGCTGAACCCGGAGCGGATGGGTTTGTTTGAACCGGCTATCCCTGTGCTAGATGCCATCAACGACCTTGAAAGCAACCGTCTGGACGGCGTGGCACAGTTTATCCAGTCCATCATGGTGTTTACCAACTGCCTTGTGGACGAGGATGCGTTGAACAAGGTGAAGGAATTGGGCGCAATGTGCCTGAAATCCACCGCTGGTCTGCCTGCTTCTGCTTCACAGATTGCGAATGAGCTTGACCAGCAGCAGAGCCAGACCCTGCTTGATTCCATGTTGAACGTGTACCGCAGCCTGACTGCCATGCCTAGTGCTACTGGCAGCGAGAACGCAACGTCCGACAACGTGGGCGCGGTCATCGTCCGTAATGGATGGAATCACACCGAAGCAAGGGCGCAGCAGTACGAGAATATGTTCAAGTATGCTGAACGCCAAAGCCTGTCTGTGATGCTCAAAATCCTGCGTGATACGGCTGGTTCTAAACTGATGGCAAGTGACATCAACATCAAACTGCCGCGCCGCCAGTACGATAACCAGCAAAGCAAAGTTCAGATTTTCGCGCAGATGATTCAGCAACCGATTGACCCGCAGCTGGCGTTCACTACGCCCGGTCTGTTCCCTGACCCGCAGGCTGCTTACGAAATGAGCAAGTCCTTCCTGATTGCTGCTGGCAAGCTGGGAGAGGATGGGAAAGCACCGAAGCCACGGGAACAGCCTAAACAGGATGCTACCGACACGAATGCCGGGAACACAGAACGGTCTGACGATTTTGTTAACGTCAACAAAATCGGAACGAATTGAACTTTTTGGGCTTGAAAAGTTGAACTCATTAACAGAAATACCCTGTTTTCGTTAATGAGTGCGAAATGAGTTCAATGTTTTTACCAAATTCAATCGAAATCAATCCGCACAAGCGGGCTGATATATTCCGGCAGGGAAGCCGGGATACAAATTTCGCAGCGTTGCAGGGAAGCAACGGTAAAAAAACGCAGGAGGAAATTAACGATATGAAACTCAATGTGTTGCTTGGTGATGCCTACAAAGAGGGCATGACCGCCGATGAAATCATTTCTGCGCTTGAAAAGGTTGCAGACCCTAACGCAGAGGTTGAGAAGCTGCGCAACGCCGTGACGAAAGCCAACGGCGAAGCTGCTGAGTACAAGAAGCAGCTCAAGGCAAAGCGCACCGATGACGAGAATGCTGCACAGGAACAGGCTGACAAACTGGCAGAGATGCAGAAGCAGATTGAAGCCCTGACTGCCGACAAGGAGAACCTTGTCAAGGAAAAGACCCTTGCATCTTACCGTGAGAAGTTCGTTGCACAGGGCTATGACGCTGAACTGGCTGGCAAGGCTGCATCCGCGCTGGCTGACGGCGACATGGACAAGGTGTTTAAGTTCCAGTCGGAGTTTATGACCGCCCATGACACCGCATACAAGGCTTCTCTGCTAAAGGATATGCCCACACCTCCGGGTGCGGATGGCAATGGTAACAGCGCAGATAGCGTAGGTGTTGCCTTTGCTAAACGATTCGCACAGGAGCGTGCAGACGCAAACAAGACATCGAGTGACGCAATGACTGCTTTCCATTAAGGAGGAAAACATGAAGTACACCAATACTCCGGTATCGGCTCCTGAAAGCACTATTCTGGCTGCTGATACCTACGTTGCCATTCCCTTTACCGTCAAGGAAACCAATGCCGTTCCGGCTGGTTATCCCATGGCAAAGACTGGTCTGAAAGCTGCTGCCACTACTGGCACTAGCGCTGCTGACGCAGCTACCGATGCCATTGGCATTCTGCTGCACACCGTTGACCCTGCCGTCAACCCCAATGGCGCGCTGCTGATTCAGGGCGTTATTGATGTGGACAAGGCAAAGCTGTCCGGCTTTACCTATTCTGCAAACGATATTGCCGCTCTGAAAAAGGCTGTTCCTGCCGTTTTCTGCCGTACTGATGTTGGCGCAAAGAGCGAGTAAGGAGGACTAAATTATGGCACTGAATCTGAATGAAATCTTCTCCCCCGCTGCGATTGCCGCCTATTGGACGAATGACCCGACCAATGCGCAGCCTTATGCTTCCGATGCTTTGTTCCCTGCCCGTAAGAAAGTCAGTATGGAACTGAAGTGGCTGCGTGGTCACAAGGGCGTTGGCGTTTCGCTGAAGCCTAGCGTGTTCGACACTAAGGCTACGTTCCGTACCCGTAAAGGTATTCAGGTGACGGAGACGAATATGCCCTTCTTCCGTGAGGGTGTGCATATCGACGAGAGCGACCGTCGCAAGATCATTTCTGTTTTGGCTACCAATCAGGAGTTTGCAGCAGATGTTATCAATCGTGTCTACGACGATACTGCACAGCTTATCACTGGTGCTCGCATCGTTCCTGAGCGCATGGTATGGCAGCTTCTGGCTCCCAAGAATGGCAAGCCCGGCATTTCTATCGAATCTAACGGCGTGAGCTACGTCTATGATTATGACCCGGATGGCACTTGGCAGCAGTCCAATTACAAGGCTCTGACTACCAAGGAGAAGTGGGATGCTCCTACCACTGCAACCCCCATCGCCACGATGACTACTGCCGCAAACACTGTTCTTGCGAACACTGGCGAAGTCATTACCGAAGCCTACATGAATACAAACACCTTCCACAAGATGATTGCTGCGGAAGAGGTCAAAAACCGTTTCCTGACGGTTATGAAAACCACCACCGCCGTTCTTATCGATTCTGAGGCACGTTCTGTTGTCGAAAGCGCATCCGGCATCCGCATCCATCTGTACGACAAGATGTTCAAGCCGGAAGAAACCGCAGCTGCGGAGAAGTATCTGCCTGATGGCTATGTTGTGCTGGCTCCTTCTGGTTCTCTGGGCAATATGTACTACGTTGCGACCCCGGAAGAGGTTGACCTGATGGCTGGCATTTCCAACGCACAGGTCTCCGTTGTGAACACCGGCGTTGCCATTACTACGAAGCAGGAAGCCCATCCTGTCAGCACTGACATTATTGCTTCCGAAATCGTCCTGCCGTCCTTTGAGCGCATGGACGCTGTGTACTGCATCAAGGCTTACTAAGGCGAAAGGAGGAAAGCAGCATGGGAGACCAATATTCCGAAGCGGCAGTCAAGCTGGGGCAGTACATCGCCCCTGCACTTGACCGTGAAATCACGGACGAGGACTACCCACTTTTCGACCTGCTGCTTGATTTTGCCAAAGACAAGATATTTGCACAGGGCTACCCCTTCGGCAACAGACCGGACGAGCTGCCCTCGCAGTATCAGTCGTTGCAGATACGCATTGCAGCGGAACTGTACAACCACATCGGTGCAAACGGACAAACGAGCTACACCAACAACGGCATTACTCGTGTGTGGGAAAGCTCCGATGTGGCGCAGTCCCTGCTGAATGAAGTGGTTCCGAGAGTAGGTGTTATCGGCTGATGTTCAATGGAAGCCCGCTGGATAAACGTACGCTGTGGTATTCAAACCCGGTTGGCGAGAAAACGCCTGTTGTGGACGAGTGGGGAAACGAGACTGGTGAATCCGCATACGAATCGTGGAGCGAACCCGCAAAGCTGATGCTGAACGTCAGTCCCCCTACTGGTTCTGCGGAAGCAAATCCTTTTGGAGCGTTCACGGATTACAGTTACGTTGTCAGTTCGTCCAGCAAAAAGCACAACACCCCACTTTATGAAGGCACACGCGTCTGGTTTCAGACGGACGTTTCAAAGCCCTTCAATTACACTGTGGTCAAGGTCGCAGAGCATATTACAGACACGAAGTATGCGCTGAAAGAGGTGGCTGCAAGTGAAAATTAAAGTGAGGTTGAGCGATGCCGGACTTCGTGATGCGGAACGTCAGATACAGGAGCACAAGGCCACCCTGAACAAGAAAGCTAGAGCGTTTGCTTTTCGCCTTTCTTGGCTTGGGCTTGAAGTCGCAAAGATACGCTTTGCTAACGCACAATACGCTGGCTCCAATGACGTGAAGTGCCACATCAACCAAAAAGACAAGACTTGTACCATCGTTGCAGAGGGCAAGGCGGTTGCCTTTATCGAGTTTGGCACTGGCGCACATCACAACGGATATGGCGGAGAACTACCGCCCGGTGTTGGTGCACATGGCTCCTACGGCAAAGGGCAAGGCGCAAACCGCAGATGGTACTACTACGGCGAATCCGGCAATGCTGGCACACCTGTTAAGCAGGTGGATGGTAAAGGCCAGTTGAATTACACCGATGGCAACGAGCCAGCTATGGCTATGTGGGGAGCTGTTGAGGAAATGGCTTCTCAGGTCGAAGCAACGTGGAGGGAGGTTTGGAATAGTTGATCGATTATTTCAATTCTATTTTCACGACCGTTGCTAAGGAACTGCGAAAGCAAGTTCCCGGCATCTTCGTTACCGGTGAAATCAATGACAGCAACGTCAAGAAGTTTCCGTGTGTGCAGATAGAGGAAAACAGCAATCTTCCTGTACACATTGATTCTGCTGGTCACAGCAAGTACACTGCCGTTTCCCTGCGTGTGCGGGTCTACTCTAACAAGAACACCGGGCGCATTGCAGAAGCACGTTCCATTGTTGGCATCGTGGATTCCATTCTCGAACCAATGAAATTTTATCGCAAGTCGTTTGCCCCGTTGAATGGGCTGTACAACAATTCCGTCTATCGGATTGATTGCAGCTACGGGGCAACAATCGGAGAGGACGGAATGATTTACCGAAACTAAGGAGGTAAACATTCTATGAGTACTGCTATCTCCGGTCTGAATACCACCCTGTATTGTGGCGACAGTGCAACCGCTCTGACGAAGCTGTGCGACATCAAGGATGTTCCAGACCTGATCTCCGAGCCGAACCTTCTGGATGCCACCACTCTGTCTGACCCTATGCAGGTCAACATCTTTGGCATCATCCAGGGCGACACCAAGTCCTTTACTGCCAACTACAACAAGACTGACTACAAGAAGGTCAAGGAAGCTGGTTACGATGAGACTTCTGAGAGCAACACCGTGAAGTATTACGCCCTGAAGATGCAGGATGGCTCCGGCTTTACTTGGCAGGGTATGCATCAGGTTGGCTTGTCCGGCTTTGGCGTGGACGAGGTTGTGGAAATGACCATCAACTGCATCTTCACCAAGAAGCCTGAGTTCAGCGAGACCCTGACTGTCAACGGCGGCTAAACCGCAAAAATCGAATCAATCAAACCGGGCAGAACTGAACAACGGATTTGGTTCTGCCCCTATTTATAAAGGAGAGCATTTATTATGGCTGCTAAGGTTATCAACTTTCATTCCCCCGATGGCAAGAACACTTATGAGCTGACCTTCACCCGTGACAGCGTGGAAGCTGCTGAGCGTGCAGGTTTTCAGATTGGTCAGTACACTCAGATGACCAATCTGCTGTCTAACTCTCGTGCCTTGTTCTACGGCGCTTTCATTGCTCGGAACAAAGGCATCAGGCGCAAGGTCACTGACGAGATGTTCCAGCACATCGAGGAGAAGGAAGAGCTGATGAGCGCTTTACTTGAGATGTTCATGGACGCTTCCAAGTCCCTGCTGGCAACTGACACTGAGGACAAGACCGCAAAAAACGCAACGTGGGAGATTGTGTAACCGCACAATCTCAGGAATCAGACGGAGAGGGGGAACCATTTTCCTTCTCCAAGCTGTTCCATGATGTAGAAGCCTATTACATCTCCATCGGCATGACTTATGACCAGTTTTGGCACGGTGATGTCTGGCTGGCAAAGGTCTACCGTGACGCAGAGGAGCTACGGGAACGCAGAGCCAATGTTGAGGCGTGGAGAAATGGCTTTTACATGGCATCTGCGCTTTCCTCTACGGTTGGCAATATGTTCCGAAAGAAAGGGTCTAGCCCCATCAAGTACATGGATAGACCGATTCCCCTTACCCAAAAGGAGAAAGACGAGTATGAATACCAACGCGCAGTTGAGGCGCAGGAGCGAATCAAGAGAATGATGTTCTCTATGATGGAAAGTGATGGTGGTAGTGATGGCTGATGTTGATATTACGAGCTTATCCGTAGAGATTTCTGCGGAATCGCAGGGTGCAGAGCTTAATATCGACAAGCTCACTGCCGCTATTTCTAATTTGCGGACGAAGGGCAACGTCACAAAAGTTGTAAATAGCCTTGATAGGCTGTCTGCTTCTATCTCTGCCCTCAAATCCGCTTCTGCTGGGCTGTCTGGTCTGGACAAGCTGACCGGATTTCTGGACAAGCTGTCTGGAACTGACTTATCCGCAAGCGCAAAAAGCATCAATTCTGTTGGCAATGCTATTAAGAAGATTGCTGCTGTTGACATTGGCTGGTCCGGTCTTAGCGGCAAAATGAGCGAACTACAAAGTGGGTTGTCCCCTCTTGCCGGTCTGGATGCTTCTGGATTGAAAGGCATTGGTAGCGCTATCAATGCGTTGGGCAAAATCCCCGGCCTGACAAACAAACTGGATTCTAGCACGCTTGATGCATTTGCGAAAGCGTGCGAGAAAATCTCTACCTCGCTCACCCCCCTTGCGTCTCAGCTTGATAAGGTCGGCAACGCCTTTGCAAAGCTGCCCCCGCAGTTGAGCAAGGTGGTGACACAGGCAAACCGTGTGACTGCTGCCAACGAGAAGCAGCGCAAAAGCTATCTCAGCCTGTCGAACCAGATGAATGGTTTCATGCGGAACATGGCAAAGCTGGTTTCGCTGAAGGCCATTGCCGATTATCTCGGCAACGCTGTTGCAAAGTTCAACGATTTCTACGAAGCGACAAACCTGTTTGGCGTTTCCATGAAAGGCCTTACGGGTGAAGCTGACAACTTCATCCAGAAGATGCAGACGCTTCTTGGCATCGACCCTACCGAAGCCATGGATAACATGGCTACCATTCAGGGCCTTACTACTTCGTTCGGTCTGGCATCGGATAAGGCGTACATTCTTTCTAAAAATCTTACACAGCTTGGCTATGACCTTTCTTCGTTGAAGAACATCCCTGTCAAGGAAGCATTTACAAAACTTCAAGCTGCTATTTCTGGCGAGTTGGAACCTATCCGCCGTTTGGGTGTTGACATTTCTAACGCGCGTTTGCAGCAGGAGCTTTATGCTCTCGGAATTACCACAAGTATCTCTAAACTCTCTCAAGCTGACAAGGCGATTCTTCGTTATATCGCCATTATGAAGCAGACTGGCGATGCGCAGGGAGACCTTGCCCGCACGTTGAATAGCCCTGCAAACCAGATTCGCATTTTACAGGCGCAGTTGAGCGAACTTGCTCGCGCGGTCGGCTCTGTCCTTTACCCTGCATTGAAATCCATTCTTCCCCCGCTGATTGCAGCCGTTGAGCTTGTCAAGGAATTTGTTCAGTGGATTGCAAAGTTGATGGGCGTTAAGACGGTTGATTTTCCTGACATGAGCAAGACTTCTGCTTCCGTTGAGGATACGTCTGACGCTCTCGACAATGCTGCTGCATCTGCTGGCAAAGCCAAAAAAGCCCTCAAGGACTACACGATGGGCTTTGATGAACTGAACATCATTGACCCCACACAGGGAAGTTCCGGCTCTGGCAGCGGCGCATCTGCTGGCAACATCTTGGGCGATGTAGACCTGTCCGGCTACGATATGTTCAAGAACTATGTTGGCAACGCCGTGGACGAAATCAAGGCAAAGCTGGAAAAGCTTGCGCCATTGATTGCTGGTATTTCTGCCGGATTTGCAACGTGGGCTATTGGCAACGCTTTGCTTGAAGCTCTCAATAAAATCAAAGGCGATGGCTCTTTAATTGAAGGAATTCTCAAGCTTTGGAAGTCTCCCATTATGGGAGCAGCTGTCGCTGTTGGCATCATGGTTGCTCGTTTTGTTGACCTGTACCAAAACAGTGAGGCGTTCCGAAAAGGCCTTGAACGTGTTCGAGCTATGATTTACCTTGCTGCGGAAGGGCTTAGGCAGGGTTGGAATATATCACTCACAGATGGAAAACTCGGAGAATCCATCAAATACCTGAAAGAATCTTTTTCTAACTTAAAGCAAGTAATCTGGAATCTCATTCCAGAAAGTTGGCAGGAGGGCATTTCTTCTGCGTTCAAAACAATCTCTGACGTTGTAAAAGACCTTGATCTTGATGTTGGTGATTTAATTACAACACTTAT